TTTTTTTAGAAGCATTAAATAAAAGTAGATGTTATCTGGGGCCATTTTATTCCCACCAAACCAGGGAAAAATTTCACGTACCAGTCCCAGGTTGAAACCCCAGGTCATAATGAATGAAAATTCATCACCACTGGTCAGGTTCTTCACCTTCAGGGTGGTTTCATCATTTCCCCGGTCCACTACCAGGGTGGTTTCTATTTCATCACCCAGTTCAGCTGTGATGAACGGAAGGTCTTCACCTACCTGGTGGCCAGCATCAGCCCAGGGAATCTTTGCCCAATATGTTCCACCGTCCTGGTGGTAATAGGGGGCCAGATAAACCAGCCCACGCCCTGGATGATAAACCCACCCGGTCATCTGGCTGTTCCTATGGTTTGAAAAAAGATTGAATGAAAATCCTGAAAGCTTATTCCAGTCAGCCTGGTCATTATCATTGTGGTGATATTCCCACGTGGAATCCACCTTCCAGCGATAAACCAAGGTTTCTATTTTTCCCCATGAAAAATGGTAACCACTTGCCCTGTGTTTCCCTTCTTTTATGACCTTTTCATTCCATTGTCCAATTTTTGGCGAACATGACACCAAAAACAGAAGACCGAAAAGAAGAAGGAATGATGATATTTTTTTCATTAGAATACAATTTGTGAAATCTCAACCCGCGCCACAATTCTGATGACAGTGGTGGTCCCAGATGATGATGGGGCTGCAAAATTTATTCTCAAAGCTTCATTAGTATTGTCAGCCGAAAAAACTATGGCTGCGTCAGCCATATTCGTGTCAATAGCTTTGTGAACTAGGGTTTGTCCTACAACAGTAGTGCTGGCTCCAATTCTCTTAATCGTTACAAATCGCCCCAGTCCGTAAACTTCACCCAGGGCCGCGGTTCCATTACCAACCACATCTACTACTGCAACTAAATTGACATGGGCTGTCCAGGCTTCGTTTGTAGATGTCATATCCAGACCAAGTGTTGAACCATCCAGGAACAAATCCACATTCCCAGTCCCAGTTAGTTCCCGTCTTACAGTCACCACGCTTGTCTGTGCATCACCCAGGGCTGAAAATCTTCCTGAAGCCTGTGTGGATGCTCCGTAAAGCTTTGATTCAGCATAATAACCACGCGCCCCTGAATAGTCTGCTGTCGCTTTTGATGTCAGCCCATAGGCCACGCCTGAATAGTCACCAGCAGCTGTGTTTTCCTTTCCACCTGTTAAAACTGAATATTCACCACTGGCCACTTCACTGTTCACCAGTCTGCTGATCTGCCAGTCCACAGCTTTTGTTCCCCTGGCATTTCCACCCAGAACCAGGTTGTCAGGCATTTCAGCAGCTATGAAATCAGGCGAACCCAAAACAAAAATATCACCATCCACCCGAACACTGTCTTCTGAATTTCCCACTGTTATCAGGTCATTCCCGCTGAAGCTTTTGTTTATTATGTTTGTATAATCACTTGCATAATACCTGTTCCCTTGCCAATTTATGAACCCAGTGTCATCTATATAGACACCGAAATTCAAGCCCTGGGCATTTGTGATGACTAGTGGGTTTGTGTCATAATGTGCCACATCCGTCATGTCAAATGTCAGGACATTACCATCATGGTCAATCAATCTGGCTGCTGTCAGTGTCTGGTCAGCCACACCCAAAGGTGAACCACCGCCACCACCACCCGCGTCCAGTGGCCAGTTCACAGTTCTGTATCTGGTGTTCGTTTCATCTACCATCAGCCACAGGGATTCCCCAGGTGCCACGCTGGCGGAAGCGCTTCCATCTATTGTATAACCCACTGGTGCATTCACTGTGATGGTCCCACTGGTGGATTCATTCACAAAAACCCTGACTTCACCATCATCTATGTTTCCGCTGGCCACAGTGTAAAGTGTCAAAGATTGTGTGATGTTCAATGTCAGAAAATCAATTTCTGTAAATATTCCCCAGCCATTCAGTGAACTGTTCCATAAAATACCATCATCTGTTCCGTCAATGGTCAGGGTGTTCCCTGCATCGTTATAAGTCAGGGCAATATTTTCACCACCCACCAGAAGGGCATCCACTTCGTCCTGAATCCCTTCCGAAAGGTCCACGCTGTTTCCTGATTCAATAGCCAGGACCCTGGTGGCATCTGTGAAGGTCAGGGTTTGGTCATCTGTCCCGCCACCAGCCGCGTCAATGGTCAGGGTGTTTGCCCCATCATTATAGGTCAGGGTGATGTTCGTTCCAGCTACCAGTAAAGCATTCACTTCTTCCTGGATGCCTTCAGAAAGGTCCTGACTGTTTCCACCTTCAATAGCCAGAATTCTGTTTGCAGCATCAAAAGTGATGTTCTGATCATCTGTTCCAGTTCCGTCACCCACCGCGTCAATGGTCAGGGTGTTTGCCCCATCATTGTAGGTCAGGGTGATGTTCGTTCCAGCTACCAGCAAGTCATCAACTGCATCCTGGATTCCTTCCGATAGGTCCACGCTATTACCTCCAGATATTGACAGAATCCTGGTGACATCACTGAAAGTCAGACTTTGGCTGTCAGTGTTGTCCAGGTAGCCTGAAAAGTCCAGGGTTTGGTCTGGCTGGCCATCTGATTCAATAGCCAGGGTCAAAGTGTTCCCCACCAGGGTGAATGTTTCAATTTGCTGATCATCGGTCCCAGTGCCATCACCCACCGCGTCAATGGTCAGGGTGTTCGCCCCATCATTATATGTCAGGGTGACGTTTGTTCCACCCACCAGCAAAGCGTTCACTTCTTCCTGAATCCCTTCAGAAAGGTCCTGACTGTTTCCACCTTCAATGGCCAGGATTCTATTTGTGTCATCAAAAGTGATGTTCTGATCATCTGTTCCAGTTCCATCCTGAAGACTGGCCAGGTCCACTGTGTAAGGTGCTTCATTGTCACCTTCCAGGGTTAAGGTCAAAACAGTCCCGGTCAGGCTTAATGTGTCCACCGTCTGGTCATCAGTTCCACCACCCCCAGCCAAACTGGCCAGATCGACTGTGTAAGGTGCTTCATTATCATCTTCTAGGGTCAAAGTCAAAACAGTCCCGGTCAGGCTTAATGTGTCCACCGTCTGATTGTCAGATGACTGTGTTTGACGTATGACCACACCTGACTGTGACCGCAAAGCCACAAACGATGTCACCAATAAAATCAATGTTAGCAAAAATTCCTTTTTCATTACTTAGTTAATTTTGTGACGTAAAACCTTACTTTATCCTGGTCAGTTTGAACCTGTGTCCCTACGTTTTGGGTGTCAGCATAGGATTCAATTCTTATTTTGTCCCCTGTGGTGAATGATTTCACATAAGTGGCATTCACCCCACCTTCATCTGGTTCAGATGGGTTTCTGATTGCATAGCTGAACCATTGATGTTCATTAGTGGTGGAAAATCCACTCCCAGTGTCAAAAGCTGTGGCCAGGTTTAATTCAACCCGCCCACCATCAAAAATGTAATATTTCACCATACATGAAATGGAAACCATATACACCCCAGTGCTGTTGATAGTCAGTTCCCCGGTAGTGCTGTTGAATGTGAAATCTGAAGTGATTTCATCCTGGTCCCACCCGGTTACTGGGTTGTAAGCTAAAGTATCAAAAAGGTAAAGAGTTGAATTTTTAGTGGCTGCAAAATAAGAAGCATCCACTTCAGAAGTGGCTGCTGTCATTGTGTTCCCTGCATCATTATAGGTCAGGGTAATTCCCGTTCCAGCTACCAGCAAAGCGTTCACTTCGTCCTGAATCCCTTCAGATAAGTCCACTGTGTTTCCTGATTCAATTGATAGGACCCTGGTGGCATCTGTAAAGGTCAGCGTTTGGTCATCTGTTCCAATTCCGTCCTGAAGGCTGGCCAGGTCCACCGTGTAGGGGGCTTCATTGTCATCTTCCAGGGTTAAGGTTAGAACCGTCCCTGTCAGGCTTAATGTGTCCACCGTCTGGTCATCAGTGTTGTCCAGGTAGGCTGACAGGTTCACTGTTTGGTTTGGCTGGCCATCATCTTCCAGGGCTAAAGTCAGAATATTTGCCGCCAGGGTGAAGGTTTCAATCTGCTGATTATCGGTTCCAGTTCCGTCCTGAAGACTGGATAGGTCCACCGTGTATGGGGCTTCATTATCATCTTCCAGGGTTAAGGTTAGAACCGTCCCTGTCAGGCTTAATGTGTCCACCGTCTGATCATCCGTTCCACCGCCACCAGCTAAGCTGGCCAGATCGACTGTGTAAGGTGCTTCATTGTCATTTTCCAGGGCTAGGGTCAGGATTGTTCCAGAAAGGCTGAAGGTGTCCACCGTTTGCCCTGCTGCTGCAATGTTTGCCGCTGGGTCATAAGGTCTGGTGGCCTTCAGGATCAGCCTGTCAGCATCGGCTGCGTACCATAGCCAGTCATTAAGTTCATTCAGCGGAACAATGGTATCATAAACCTGGGCTGTCCCCTGAAGGAAATAATTCTTTGATACTTCGTAACCATGCCCGGTTTTGAACAGGAATCCTTCCGTCTGGATTGCAAATTCATTTGTATTTATGACATCCACGACGAATGCTTGGTGGACCTTCCTTTCATTTGAATTGACAGAAATTTCCCAGTTTGATGTCACGCTGTTCTTAAATACTGGGATGGGAATGTCAGCAGAAAGGAATCCATGACCCACCTGGTTGATTGTGTCAATAATAGCGCTTAAATCATTGCCACTTCCACCACCGCCACCCACCGCGTCAATGGTCAGGGTGTTTGCCCCATCATTGTAGGTCAAGGTGACATTCGTTCCACCCACCAGCATGGCATTCACTTCTTCCTGAATCCCTTCAGAAAGGTCCTGACTGTTTCCTGTTTCAATGGCCAGGATTCTGGTGGCATCATCAAAAGTAATGTTCTGGTCATCTGTTCCGGTTCCATCCTGAAGTGTGGCCAGGTCCACCGTGTATGGGGCTTCATTGTCATCTTCCAGGGCTAGGGTCAGAACCGTCCCGGTCAGACTTAATGTGTCCACTGTCTGGTCATCAGTGTTGTCCAGGTAGCCTGAAAGGTCCAGGGTTTGGTCTGGCTGGCCATCATTTTCCAGGGCTAGGGTCAAAGTGTTCCCCACCAGACTGAAAGTTTCAATTTGCTGATCATCGGTTCCAGTGCCATCACCCACCGCATTTATTGTCAGGGTGTTCCCTGCATCATTATAGGTCAGTGTGACGTTCGTTCCACCCACCAGCAAAGCATTCACTTCGTCCTGGATTCCTTCAGACATATCCACGCTATTACCACCAGATATTGACAGAACCCTGGTGCTGGTGCTGAATGAAAGTGTCTGGTTGGCATAGGCTGACAGGTTCACTGTTTGGTTTGGCTGGCCATCATTTTCCAGGGCTAAAGTCAGAATATTTGCCGCCAGCGTAAAGGTTTCAATTTGCTGATCATCGGTTCCAGTTCCGTCCTGAAGACTGGCCAGGTCCACTGTGTAAGGTGCTTCATTGTCATCTTCTAGGGCTAAAGTCAAAACCGTCCCGGTCAGGCTTAATGTGTCCACCGTTTGATCATCTGTTCCGGTTCCATCCTGAAGACTGGATAGGTCCACTGTGTAAGGTGCTTCATTGTCATCTTCCAGTGCTAAAGTCAAAACCGTCCCGGTCAGGCTTAATGTGTCCACCGTTTGATCATCTGTTCCAGTTCCGTCCTGAAGACTGGCCAGGTCCACTGTGTAAGGTGCTTCATTGTCATCTTCTAGGGCTAAAGTCAAAACCGTCCCGGTCAGGCTTAATGTGTCCACCGTTTGATCATCGGTTCCGGTTCCATCCTGAAGACTGGCCAGGTCCACTGTGTAAGGTGCTTCATTGTCATCTTCTAGGGCTAAAGTCAAAACCGTCCCGGTCAGGCTTAATGTGTCCACTGTTTGGTCATCTGTTCCCACGCCACCCCCGGCCGCGTCAATGGTCAGGGTGTTCCCTGCATCATTATAGGTCAGTGTGATGTTTGTCCCAGCCACCAGAAGTGAATTCACTTCGTCCTGGATTCCTTCCGATAGGTCCACGCTATTACCACCAGATATTGACAGAATCCTGGTCAGGTCATCAAATGTCAGGGTCTGTGCATCAGTGTTGTCCAGGTAGCCTGAAAGGTCCACCGTCTGGTCTGGCTGTCCATCATTTTCAATTGCCAGGGTCAAAGTGTTCCCCACCAGGTTGAATGTTTCAATCTGCTGATCATCTGTATTGTCCAGGTATGGGGAAAGATTCACAGCAACTGGGACAACACCATCCTGGCTGATCGACAAATAAAGCGTATCGCCAGAAATAGTGAACAGGTCCACAAACTGGGATTCAGTCAATGGATAAACAGCCACCGTGTCCCCGTTCAGAAGAAGTTCAGTTCCAGTCCAGACCATTGTGGTGTCCCACTGGCCATCATTGTTGGCGTCAGCAATGATGAACTGACCTGGGGCTGTGGCTTCATGGATTCTTTTTGGAAGGGGCCTGGTCCTGGGACTTTGAGAATAACCCATAACCGAAATCACCATGAACCCCAAAAAAAACAATATCCTTTTCATGCTTGTTAATTGTCTTGAAATAATCCCAGGAAACCTAGGTCATTGATTCCCAGAATGAAAATGACTTCCACATCTTCAGAATCTAGGGTGTAATTGAACACAATTTGATTACTAACTATTTCATAGTCACCTGTGGGGCCCTCTTGCTGTTTCATTCCTTCCACAAACACAGAAAGCGCCTGATTCAGAACAGGGATCACACCACCGTTTTCAGTCACTGTCACCACCCCAGCTGAAACATCAGCAAAATACTGTCTAAAAATATTATAGGCATCAGTAGTGGACCAGAAGAAAATGACTTCCACATCTTCTTCATCCAGGGCATAATTGAAAGAAACATTTGCCCCTGTTATTTCATAGTCACCCACACCTGGTGGACCTTCTTTCTGTTTGATCCCTTCCACAAAAACACCCACCCCTGAAAGTTCAGAAGGTAGCGTTCCACCATTGACACCAACCACCACACCTGGGCCAGTGATATTGCTGAAATATTCCCGGAAAATCGTAGTTGCGCCCACGCTTAAACTGTCCCGGTAAATAGAAAGATCAACACAATAAACAGTATCCAAAGAAGTCAAAGAAATACAAAGGGAATCATTCTGGATGAAAAAAGTGTCTACTTCCTGGCAGCATAAGCCAATATCTGGAAGGGGTGGCAATGGACAATTGTTCAATGTATCAACCCACAACTGGGCTGTGGTAAATTCTGTCATGTCCACCCTAGTGGTGTCAAAAAACAGTGTGCTGTCCTGGCTGAAATTTATTCCGAAGTATCTGTCATTTCTCACATAGGCTTCGTATGGGTGCCTAATGTATTTTTTTTGACTTGTTGGGCTTGTCACTTCAATCCCGTACATTATAAATTCCTGATCTGGTTCACACCAGTGGCAGGCTGGGTCATTCAGTAGCGTGTCACCTTCCACACATCTGAAGGCAAACTTCTGGGCAAAAGTTGAAAATGGAAGAAGAATCAGAAGAATCACAAAAATCCTTTTCATTTTTTGGTCTTTAGAACAGGAAGGGGGCCCACAAACAAAAGCAGTGAACCCCCAACACAGGCAATGAAAATGATGGTTTTTAAGGGCTTCCTATTTTACGCTACAAACGAAGAATAAGAATCAACTGGTGCCAGTTGGGTCCCGGCCAGGATCAGGGCATCATCCACGTACTGAATGGTAAATGTGATGTCATAATCAGAATCAATGTCATTTCGCGTAACAGCCGCCCCAATTACGACAGTGGCCCCGGCTGCCGCCAGTGCTGTGTCCAGGTCCGTGGCCAGGGTGGCCGCTGTGGCATCATCAGTGGCTGGTGTTCCAGTGTGCGCGTAAGGGGTGTTGGCTAGTGCCACAGTGGTTCCGCCAATAGTCAAAGGACTGATGGCACCCACCGCGCTGGTGGAATACTTCAGAAGGCTGGCCAGGGTGGCTTTCAGGGTGGTGGCTTGTTGTGCCCCAGCTGAAACATCAGAACAGGCCACAGAAGCCAAACGAAGTTGGCCATCATGTTTGATGGTAAGATCACCACCAGCATATTCCACGCTGATCCATACGTTGTTTTCCTTCAGACCCACAACAGCTTCCAGGGCTGTTTTGATAGCCGCCACGCTGGCCACTGCAATGGGTGTATCCAGTGTGGTGGTCACGCCGTCAAAGACAAACGCTGTGAAGTTTCCGGCTGTGGTCAGCGTTACTTCATCACGCTTGGCATTCACACCCACCTGGTCCGCGTCAATAGCTGAAACCATGTTCGGTTTAACCGCGCTGGGGTTTGCAATCTTTCCACCCCGATTTTTCGCTTCAATTACGTTACTCATTGTAATTATTTTTTTTAGTCAAAAATTCAAAATCTGTTTCTTCCCACAGGTTTCCTTCAGGGTGGGAACACCTTATTTTTCTTATCCCAATTTGGGACATTTTTCGCTTCGTTTCAAATGGACAGCCACATTCAGTGCATCCTGGAAGAATAACTGATGGATATGGCTCCACGTTCCCTTTGTATTCACAGCCATCACAGATGGCCTTCCTGGCCTTTTCATGTTCTTCTGTGATAATAGCGCCATGAATCTCTGCCAGTGCCATCATGGTGGACCTGGTGGCTTCCCAGGCTAAATTCATGCCACTTCCCACCCGCTGTTCATTTTTTCCCTATTTATTCCACTGCTTCCAGGGCATTCAGTAGGATATTTGAATGAATCATTTCTGCATTCTTCATCTGCATCAGTAACACCCAGAAAAGTGGACCATTTGCCACCTGGGGAAGCTGTGTCCTTTTCAGTGATCCATGCCACCATATTGTCATAGGTCCTTCTGACCTGGGCATCTATATAATGAAAGGAAGTCACCACAGTTTCAGGTTTTGCCTGACTGAAGTTTTCCCCATTAATGTTTATCACACCCGCGCCTGTCAGCTGGTTTGTCTGGGGCTGGATGGTGTCACGAATAACCAACAAAGACAAATATCTGGCCATGAAAAAACACCACAAATCCTGAAAATCAGGGTCTGTCATTTTTGGGGCTAAGTCCCAGTTCGTTCTGTCACTTGGTTCGCTGGTGGTTCCAGCCGTTGCTGTGTAATATGCCCCACGGTAGCTGACCACATCATCTGGGGAATAAACTGTCCCTTTGGCAAATTCTGTGGCTGAAGCATAATCAACCACATCAGCTTCAATGGCATCAAAAAAGGCTTCCCCAAAAGTTTTCCTTCTTTCAGTTCTTTCAACCTGGAAGATGTCAGCCACGTCACAGGCTGGAAATTCACCCCTGGGAATTTTACTGTGTCTGATCGCTTCCGCTTCTGTCAGAATTGTCTGTGGCATCTTCTTTTTTGGTTTCTCTTAGTTTTTCAATTACCTTTGTGATCTTGTCAGTGTACCTTGGTGAATATCGCTTCATCTCTTCCATTCCGCTAAAATCAGCCATCTGGTCCAGGATCACTTTTATTCTTCGTTCCCATGTTCGCTGAATAGGTGCCACAGTTCCTGATTCTTTAGTTATCAGTTCGTCAATCAGGGTATTTCCACCTATTGATCCAGATGTTCGCTGAAGACCTGTCAGAAGCTGTGACCACTGGTGTGCTGAAAATATCCTGTTTGAAGCCTGACTGAAAATCATTCCGTCCCATTGGTAGTCCCTGTTCAAATCCAGTGGGATCATGGTGGGTGGGTTTGCTCCATGTGGGTATTTCATAAACCCCAGTGATTCAGCTTCCTGGAAATCACCACGGTTTGTGGTAGTCTTCCTGATCGCTGAAGCCAGGGTGGAAAGTGAAAAACCATCTGGTTCACCATCTGAAGAAGCCACGTTCCCAGCTGGGTGGTGGGCTTGTACTGCCAGGATTCCTTTTGATGTGGTGTCGCTGTCTGTTATTTTTGCAGTTCGGACCGTTGAACGCCATTCCACAAATTGCCAGAACAACGACTGAAGGCTGTCTGGCCTTCCATACCAATCAGAATGGTCCCGCTTATTTTTAAAATGAAACATGGTCACACGCTGGCCATTTTCTTCTTCAGTAAATTCAGGAAAGACCCTGTAAAGCTTTGGTTCTTCAGTCAGCCAGGTTCCAGCAAAAAAATCATTTGAAACCACAACCGCTTTTGGTTCATCTGGTTCAGTGTTCAGAAACATCACCTTCAGGCTGTCAGTAAATTCTAAAGAAACAGCTTTGGCTTCACCCACAACTGTTTCCCGGTAAATCAACCAAGCGTTCCCGGTTTTTTTATAATCCTGGAACAACAGCTTTGTGATCTCTAAAATATCAACAGGTGAAACCCCCAGGGATTTCATCCATTCACCCCAGGCTTTCTTTTCCTCTGCTGAAACCAGGTCTGGGTCTGAAACCATTCCTTCCACTGGATTCACCACCAGGTCCAGGTTTGATCCAAAACACCAGGATTTCAGGCTTTCAATACAATCACCCTGGCTGGGGCTTAAATCGTACAAATCACACAGGATGGATAAAAAACGATGGCTGGAAGCAGTGCTGTTCCCGGCATAGGGAACCAGGTTCCATTCCCTATAAAAATTCCTTAGCTTTTCAGTGTCCCGAAGTTGCTGTGGTAGTGGGTTTGTGAGTTTAAACATTCAGCCTGGTTCCTGTTTCGTTATTCTTCTTCTTCTTCTGAAGATTTCTTTTTTCTGGTAGTCTTCTTTGTAGCCATATTGGTGGTCTTTTCCACCCTGTCCACCAGGTGTCTGTTCCCCGCTTCCCACAGTAGCTGGTATTGTTCAGCTGTGGCTTCAGGAAACACCCTGGGCATCTTTGGAGGCTGTGGAACAATCGTCACAGTCCCACCAATTCCGATAGGGAAAAATCTTCCCCTGTATTTCAGAATGGTGGTCCTGGGCTGTTCCACAGCCCCGTCAGATGGCTTGTATTCATAACCAGCCATTAAAGTGTCCGCATTGTGGTTAGGGTCACGCTGGAATAGGCTGGTGGCTTCAGGTGCTGGGCTGCAAGGTCAAATTCGTCCCTGCTTTTGTCATCCAGACTTCCAAAACCACCAGTGGTGTCCAGGTGCCGGGAAATACGACAGACATCTAGTGGATCAACCCAAGCCCCGTCAATAAATTCCTTTCCGATCACCCGGCTGCTGGAATTATTATCAAAAACCTGGGCAACAATTCCACAGCACGAAATGGCAGACCCAAGATTCACCGTCCTGGTTGCTGTGTGGCCTGTCAGGATCATGTTCAGAAGGTTCACTTCATAGTAACCGTTGTCACTGGTATAAAGTGAATCCAAACGTCCGTTTTTACGCTGGAAGGTGATTTCACCCCAGGTCCCACCGCCTGTCATAATCCAGTTCAAAACGGTATAGTTCGCATCATCCCAGTTGGCAATTTCTGCCATTGCGGTCCAGTCTATTTTCGATTTGTCAGCCCAGAAGACGGTCAACAGACCACCAGTGTCCGCACACAGTACGTCTGTTTGGATGTCTTCTAAGGCACAGCTAAAATCTGGCATTTGCTTCTTTTTTTTCTTAATTAATCAATTCACACAAAACCCAGTTTTTAGGCTGGGGTGGTGTGTGTAATAGCGCCCACAAAATAGTTAGGGTCAGCGATTGCGGTCTTTGCCAGGGCATGGCTTAAAACAGCGTACTGTCCAAAACTATTAGAAACAGGGTCATTGTCCCGCGCAATAAGAACGCCCATGTCATTGTTTTCCACATCTTGTGGAAGGCTGGTGAAGCTTGCGCCAATCTGGATGTTTCCACTGGCAACAATTCCACAGAAATGGGTGTCACCTGCCAGGTAGGGGTCAAATCCATTCACATCATCCACTGGAAGGATTGGAAGCATCCCATCCAGGTAATATACCCGCTGTGGTGTTGGGCTTGTTTCACCACCAAATTCACGCATGGTGATTCGTGTACGGTTTGTGGCCACCTGGGTGGATTCAAAGTTATAACGGTCCACAATTGCGTTAAAATAGCTGGTGGAAACCAGGACCAGTGGGTAAAAGCTGAATCGCCCCTGCTGGACAATTCCACCACGGTTAATTAATTGACGAAGTGGGCCCCTAGCGTTTGCCTTCAGTTCATCCAGAAGGTCCAGAATGTTTCCTGTAAAACTTCCAGTAGCATCAAAATCAGAAGGTGCCACCACTGGAAGGTCCATCCACGGGTATTCAGCCGCTGCCAAATCTTTGGCCAGCTTCAGCCATCCTTTGATGGTGCCATGTGTCCGTTTGAACAGGTCTGTGATGTTTGCAGTGTTTTCTGGTGAATAGCTTACGCTGTCCACGTTGTAAAGCTGACCAGTGGCCGCTGTGATACGGAACCCATAGGCCGCGTTGGCCAGAAGCTCGTCAATCAACTGATTGAAAATCATGGTCCCTTCAGGTGTCAGATCGACGTTCCCGCTGGTTGCATATTCAATCATGTGTTCATAAGCTGATTCCAGGAAAATGTCATGGCAAAACATTTCCTTCATGTACATTGGATCAGGTTCTAATTCCCGCGTTCCAATAGTGATTGAACCAGTGGGTGAATATGAACAACTGGTGTAAGGCTGCCACATTAGTGGCTGTCCCTTTGGTGTATGAACCGTGAATTTGTTTCGACGGTTCATAGGCATATATGTGTACAACCCAAATAGGTTCTGGTAGAACCCAAAGGTGTCCATATATTGCGCCCGCTGAAAGCTGTTTAGGTCCTTAGCGGTAAAAAAGAACTGGCCAGATTCTGGCACAAAGTTCGGTGCAATACTCAATAAATTAGCATCCATTTCTGTAAAGGATTTTTTGACTTTTAAAACCCACCAGAAGCAACAAAACCCTGGGTGGCTGTGTCTTTGTTACTTATTATTTTTTTACGTTCCCTGGGGTCTTGATTTTACCCATGAACGCCTTTTCAGACCCGCTCCCTTCAGCTGGTGAACTGTTCGCTGGCTTCCGCTTGCTTCCACCAGAAATGGCTTTAGCTGTGGCCTGTTCGCTTTTTTCAATCCGTTCAGTCAGTTTGTCCAGTTCAGCCTGGAAGGCTTCCTGGGCCGCCTGAATAGAAGCCTGTGTGGCGTTTTCAAGTTTAGCGACCCGGGCCTGGATAGCTTTCTGCATGGATGCCACGCTTTCAGTCAGCTGTTCACCCATCTGGGACATCTGATTTAGGGCTTCTTCCACATCCTGGTCTTCACCAGCCTGGTCTTCAGTCTGATCTTCACCATTATGGTCTTCAGTCTGATCTTCTTCAGCCTGGTCTTCACCAGCCTGGTCTTCAGTCTGATCTTCTTCAGCCGCTGCCAGGAAGTCCCGGCCAGTGTCCAGAACGTTTTTCAGGCTGGCTTTCCATTCGCTTAAATTCACTGTCATCATTGTTGTTTTTTGGGGGTCCAGCAGGGCCACCGGAACGTTTTGAAAATTTCTTAATTCGTTAGGATCAAAAAGGGCCTGAATGTCAGCCCCGTCTGTGACCTGATCAACAAAACCCAGCTGAAGGGCTGTTTCACCGTTCATCCAGGTTTCTTCATCCATCATGGTTATGATTTCAGCCATGTCCAGGCCAGTCTTCCTTTGGTAAATTTTTGCCAGGTCAGAACGCATCATTTGCAGAAGCTTCTGGGTCCCCTGGTGGTCATTCACATCACCAATAGTCATGGCCCAGGGATTGTGAATCATCAAATACCCATTTTCAGGCATTGAAACAGTGTCCCCAGCCATAGCGATGACTGAACCCATTGACATGGCATAGCCCACCACTTTGGTGTGGACGTCTTCACTTCTTCCCCGCAAGGTGTTGTAAATTGCCAGACCTTCTGTGACGTTGCCGCCAAAGGAATTGATAGGAACATTGATCCTGGACCCAGAAAACCCACGTAGCTGATCCAGCATTGTGTTCAGGGTGAAACCCCATCCACCTATGTTTTCCAGAATTGAAACCTGGATTTCCTGTCCTGTCTTGTTTGCTTCCATGCTACAAATAACACATTCAGGGCCCACAATACAAAGGTTAAACTTTGACAGTGGAACAAAATTTGTAGCAATAAAAAAACCCCACCTATTTCCAGATGGGGTCCCATAAACCATTCGTATGAAATAAAACCATTCTTAAAACACCATCGTTTTCCTGTGGCGTATTTGCTTTTCTAGGTCTGAAATAGATGTTCTGATCATGGATGAACCCATCACTGTGTTCAGAAGCTTCAGGGTCTTCAGCATCCCTTCAAGGTAATGAAGGGCTGCGTTTGCCAGTTCTTCCTTCGCTGCCATTTCAGCGGTAATGGATGATCCCAGGGCTTCTTCTAGCAGGTTGTCAGCTGATGAAATTTTCACCTGAATTTCTGCTTCAATTAAGTCGATAAAATCTTTCATCTGGTTTCCTAGTTTGGGTGGATTTAGTGAATTGATGCATCTGCTGGTTTTCCTTCAGGAAAATATTGGTTCAGGATTTCCTGAATTTTTTGCAACACAGGACCCACCCGGTCAATTCCGCTGCATGTTAATTGGCCCCTGGTAATGGCTTTCACCAGGGTAGACTGGGGAACCCCAGCTTCTTTTTCAATTTTGTTAAGACTTACCAGCCCAGTTTCACGAAGGGCTTCCAGCGCTTCCAGTGTAGGGTGTTTTTGATCCATCATTGCTGTGTTTTAAATTCCAGGACCACATCATTTTCAGCCTGAAATATGTTCAAAGAATCATCATTTTCCTTTAGGTCGTTTTCTGAAATCATCCATGTTTTACCATTGTTCACCATTGGGATTTCAGTCTGTGTTTCCAGCCATTGCTGAACCACACCTGGGTCACCCTTGATCACTCCTATTGTAAACATATAAACTTTGATTTTGGAAGGCTGGGGGTTTTGATTCCCCCCAGCTAATCGACCTAAAGTAGAATAACAAATTGTAATCTAACTGCAAGGTAGATAAAAAACAAACACCGTCCTAATTTTTAGGCAATTATTTTTAATCACTGTCCAGTGTTCCCTTCATTGCGTAGTAATAAACCCCAGTAACCATGAAGGAAATATTTTCTTTTAATTCGGTAACCTGGGGGGTCATTATCTTTTCCATCTGCTGTTCAGTTGGCCTTTTATCTGAATGAATTTGATTATGTGAAACCAGGGTGAAATGAAGTGGAATAGTCCCCGTGGAATCTTCAGCATGAACATAGGCCATAACTATCCAGGTGTCAAGATGTGGAAGGTCCTGTGGTGTCAGGTGAACTGGGTCTGGTTCATTCGCCTGATGTCCCATGAACACCAAAGAAAATAGGGGAATACCAAAGAAAATAATTATCCACTTTGTCATTTTTTTATTCTTGTTCGGTTGTTGAAAAAATTGTTTTGCAGCAAAGAATGTAGTTCACTTGTCTATTTGTTAGGCCATATTTTATGGAAAGCTGCCCATAAGAAAGCCCCATTTCCCGGTCCCTTATGATCAGTGGTGTGACAATATCCACATATTTCAGACACCCCAGGAAGCTTCTGGTAATGGTTGGAATGTCTTTCACTTTCTTCACCCTGATCCCAAAATAAGCCCTCACCACTTTCAGGATCATTTCATCACGTCTGGGGTGGTCATTTTCTTCAGTTGTGTCCATCATGTAATGCTATTTTTGCCAAAGGTGTTCAATTGCCCAGGTTGTCCAGGCTTTTATCTGATCATTCTTCTGGCATGTTTCACAGGAATTGTAAAGATAAACACCATTATTTTTGTAGATGGTATGAATTTTATCATACTGGTCCAGGTGAAAAAGTTCTTTCACTTCTTTCACCTGGTCATCTGAAAGCCTGTCCATTTGCCATCCACGCATGGTTCACTTTTTTTTTACTCAAAAACTGGTGCCGGGTCCAGCCTGATGGGGCCCATTCCGGCTGTGGTTGTCAAATTTGTTGGCATTGGCCGAACCCTGATGATCATGGGAATGGCCTGGGCTGTCCTGAAGTCTTTCTTTTCTATAAGCTTTACCAGATATGTGAATCCACCATAAAAGAAGAACAGCCGCTTCCTGAAATCCATTTGATCAAATTCAGTCTGATTCACAAAGATCAGAAATTCAAAGACCCTGGTGCTGATAAGAAAATCAGATTCAAATTCCCAGAACTGGGTGAACAAGCTTTCATTCCCGTCTGGCTGGCCACCATAAACCACTGATTTGTCTGGGGTCACAGGAACACCATTGTCCAGTTCATCAAAAGGCTGGATGGGTAGCTGTGAAAGGTATGGCATTTTTTCAATTGTGTCCCACTCAAAGACCCAGCCCACCCGGTTGTCAGCCCCTGAACCAGTGATCTGGGCATAATATCCCACAGCATAAGCCACTCTAGCTTCAATGTCTGAAGACCTGTTCCCTTCATTGTTGTCCCAAAGTGCTGGAATGGTCAGCCCTTTCCACAAAATGTCCCCAGTTGGTTCAAAGAAGCTATTTTCCAGAATCTTCGTTTCCCGGTCATTGCCATTTCCCAGGTCCAAATCCTGACTGTAAAGTTCAAAATCGTTGTCCTGGGTCAGTTTTTCTGAAATGAAGGTGTCTGTGGATTTCTTAAACTGGATTCTGTAAAACCTTGCATTTTGTCCGCTTGGTGTTATTATCTGTCTACTTTCTGGAACCACCTGGTCAGTGATGTTCAGATCATTTGACCCGTCCAGAAGGTAGCCTTCCACCTGGTCAGAATAGACTGATGTTTCCTGTGGTGGAAAAATGGTGATGGTCCTGGTGCTGAAATCCTGATCAATTTTGAAAGCCCCAAGGTGAACCACACCTTTCAGGAAGTCAATAAATGTATATTCTGATCTGACCAGTTCATTCAGCTGGACCACATCATTCCTGTAAATTCTGTTTGAAATGGGAATCACTGAACAAGTGGAAGTTGGGCTGATTGAAAAAATTTCAGCTGGTGATGATCCGCTGTAACCCACTATTTGAAAATAAACTTCCTGGCCAAAATCAAGATTGTATTCAAGTTTAACTTCTATTGATTCAGTGCTGCTGGCTGGCACCTGGTAACGTGCTGACCTGTCCAGTTCCAGGTTTTCATTGAATAGGACCACCCTGACTTCAAAACTAATGGCTGACAGCAATGGATTCCCCACAACTAGGTTTAATGTTGCCCTGAAGTCACTGTTCAGTTCAGTCACGTTCATAAACCTTGAAAAAGTGGTGAATGGGTTTACTGGGCCCTGGAAGAAGTGTCCACCTTCATTATCCAGGTTCACCTGGGTCCATAGTAGTCTGTTTGCGTTGTTCGGTCCACCCACTGGCATTCCTGAAGTGTTTTCAACAACAATTTCATAGTGGCCTCCTTTGCCAGTATATTCCACCACTTCTTCAATCAGATAGGCCCACAGCCTTCTGAACCATTCCCCGGTCAATAGGGGTGAATCAAATGTCCAGCCACATTCCAGGAAACCTTTCTTCAGTATTCCTGGGATGCTGAACCAGGGAAGGAAATCTTCCACAGATACCCCACCATTGTCAAAGTCAAACCGTCTGCTGAAACCACCATAATGGCACAAAGGAAACCAGGCTTCCCCATTGCTTCCATCAGCTTCCCAGATTCCATCCAGGGCCCAGTTGGCCTGAAGGTTTGCCGCGTTCATCGTAAATTCACCAAGGTCCAGTTCAGAAAGGAACAAATCCTGGGCCCTGGTCAGCCAGAACTGTCCATCTTCAACAAGTTCCACTTCTATCGAGTAATCACCATCATTTGAACCTTTGAAAAATATCAGATTCTGTGGCATGTAGCGTGAACCCCCACCCATGCTGGTTACGTATATGGGTGAAAATCCCTGTTCCAGTGTTCCTGGAAGAAGATAATCTTGAAAAATCCAGATGTTCTTTGGTGACATTGGAACAGTGAACCCCAGGACCCCTGAACCTTTCAGCTCATTCACATCATTAAGTTCAGCAGCATTTTCAGTGATCTGGAATGTGAAGTCAGATTCCAAATCCAGAAAAAGCTGGCCTGATGGGGTCAGAAATTCAGTGGGTGTCCCAGCTGGAATTTCATTAATCAAAATAGTGTCTTTGGAAATCATATCATTTTACATTGTCTGAAGGTCTTTGAAAATTCTTCCCTGAACAGTGAAGGTAGTTTTCCCCTGGGCATCAGCCACTGAAAAACTGCCATCATCCACCAGGAATTTCACAGCTATAATATTTCCCCGGCTGTCTGTGGTCCTGATCCAGTGTTCACGGCTGGCAAAGATGCTGGTGTGATACCTACGTCTGGAATATGCCAACTGATCCAGTTCAACAGTCAAAATCATTTCTTCACCTACGTTTGCCTGTCCTATCTCAAAACCACCAGTGGTGGACCTTACCTGAATGCCACCAGTAGGATCACCAAAAGCTGTTCTAGGGATTCCACATTCCCTGAATCTGGTGGTGGACCTATTCACACCAAACTGAACGGTTTTGAACCTTAATGAAGCATATCCGCCAGCTGGTTCCAACCAAAAAAGATCAACTTCTTCCCGTGTTGGTTCACAGTTGTCCACGTAGATTCTGAAAGTTCGGTCAGGGCTGGGAACATCACCACCTGAAAAGGTCCCCAGTTCAATAGTATAATAGTATACCTGGGTCCAGTCAGTTATTCCAGCCGCTGTGGCTGCTGCGTTGTTACCTGGTCCGATAGGGTAACCCACAGCCGTTCCACTTGTGTAAAGGGCACCAGCCGCCCCAATTTCAGCCCCTAGGGCATTGTAAAACCTAGTAACCACACCCCCCAGTGCTGTCTTCACATAAAGATAAATCCAGTCTGACTGACCCAGCCCCAGCCGCAATGTTTCCGGTTTGTTGCTGAAAATAGATAGTGGGCCCGGTTCCGTTACCCAGTCATATTCATAATGCTGGAATGCTGACCTGAATACCTTCCTTGCTGTGGTGACCGTCACCCCAAATTCCACCACCGCCCCAGTGGAAATGGTCTGCTGAAGTTCACCAAATCTGATGGAAAATTCACCCCACATTTCAGAATCTGACAAAGTGCTGTCATCATCCAGTGCTGGAAGTTGATCCCCTAGAAGTCTTCTAATAGTGTCACTGAAGTCCACCCTGATGGTCTGGCTAGTATATGGGACCACTTGCCGTTCCCCTATGGTTCCATTCGCTCCGATCCCACCAGACACCTTCACCAGTTCGTAAAATGCAAAACGCCTGATGGTGGCATTACTTGGTGTGTCCATTGTTATTTCCCAGGTTACATCTGGTTTCACAGTGGTCAATTCAAATGGTTCTGATTCTAATGATACTGCCATAATTTAAATATTTATTCTGTTTTCAAGTGCCTGTTCCCGTTCAGCTAGTCTGTTTTGATCCTTCAATCCTTTTCGGCTGCCTGATTCAGCCCCCTGGGATGATCCAGCCCTGGTGGCTTCAGCTATTCTTTGGACAGCTTCATCAGGTAGTTCAATGTTTATTTCAGCCACCATTTGGCCCACTGTCCCGGCATTTCCAGCTGCTGATGATATAATCCCACCAGATTCAAACATAGTGGCACCAGAAGCGCCCCTGAAAGCCACACCGCCACCCAGTTGGTTTAATGAACTTGCAATGGCCCTGGGGGTCCCACTTAATGAAACCACCCGGTTCATTCCCATTGTTCGTTTGTTCAGGACGCCTTCACCACCTTCCAGTTCCACCCGCTGGCCTGTGGACCTTACTATCTTCTTAACCCCACCACGGCTGTGGCTGGGTCCATCTATTTCACCACCATCAGCAAAGGTCTGATTTCTGATGACAGCGATTTCAGCGCCACCCCTGACAGCCGCTATTCCAGCCGCTATTAAGGCATTTGGAATGAATGGCTGTGTGGTGGCCAGGGCTGTCCCCACTGCCAGTGCTGTGTTGATAATTGCCTGTCTGATGGCTAGCTTTCTTCTTTCTTCAGCCGCCTGTCTTGCTAGGGCTTGTTTTTGGGCTTCAAATTCAGTTTCAAGTCTTAATTCTTCCAGCGACCCTTCTTCCACAGCGGCCAACCTGGAAGCATATTCTTCATTTAGGGCTTCTTCCTTCCTGGCCAGCCTACGTTCCAGGTTTTGTTCTTCGATCTCAAAGATGGCACCAGCTATGTCCTGAACACCCTGAATGGCTGCATTCAGCAGCTGTTCATTCAGATCAATTTCAGCCTGGGCCTGGTTTGCCCCGCGTCCCTGTCTTATAGCTGCTTCCTGATCGGCTAACTGCTGTTTTAGTGCCAGGTATTCATTGGAACCCACTTCAGCCAGCGCCAACTGGGCCCTGATGATTTCCCTTTCTGCTTCCAGATTTATCAGCTTCCTTTCTTCCAGGTAGGCTTCTTCATCTTCCCTTTGACCTTCCAGGGCTGCCAGCCGCTGAAGACGATTCCTTTCTATTTCCTGGACTTGTTCATCCACCCGCGCCTGGGCCAGTCCCTGAACACCATCGAGAAATCCTTCTTCAATAGATTCCTGAAATTCCCTGGTGGCCTGAACCAGTTCGTCAAATTCCAAGTCAGTCAGTGGAATCAGAAGCCTTTCAAGATTTTCCCTTACTTCTTCAATCTGGTTTTTGAATGCTTCCAGTTCCTGTTCTTTGTTTATCAGTTCTTCCAGGGTTTCAGCAATAGCATTCTGGTCCACTTCGTTTTCCAGGTCCGCTTTCAGTTCACTGATTTGTTTCTGAAGTGCTTTTATACTTCCTTCCACCACTGTGTCTTCCAGACCTTTCTTCACACCTTTGGAAATGCTTTCCCCAAGGTCTTCACCCAGGTCTTCCCCGGCTGTTTTGATCGGTCCACTGCTGGCCTTTAGGTCATCCGCTAATCCTTCAGTTTCATCCTTTATTTTTGCCCTTAAAGTCTTGCTTTCTTCGAATCCCTTCCTGAATGCTTCACCCACTCCCACATCAAAATTCTGGTTCCTTACATTATTGGCAAATTGTTTGACCGCTGCAATAACCCCATTTATAAAGTCAGGAAGCTGAACAATGGACAGAAATAATTCCTGGAAGAACCCTGTGACCTTCTGAATGATGGGGCCCAGTATTGGTATTTCCTTTGCACCTTCCTTAAAGAAGGTTATCAGTCTTGCAAAATTTTCAATTGCCCCGGTCAATACATTTGCAAACAATGTGATAAATCCAGCCACAAAATCAACAATTCCACCAAAAGTTATGGCAGCATCACCACCACCAAACAAAGCAGAAATTAAGGTGCCTATGGCATCAAAAACAGGGCTGAAGCTTTCCACCAGAAATTCCAGGACATCACCCACCAACGCCAGTGATGATGTGGCCGCCTGTGTTCCATCCCTCAAAGCGCCTTCAAAGAATCCTACAAAACGAAGCTGAAGACCTTCTAGGGCTGACGCAAATAAACGCTGGTCACCTGCCAGGCTGTCCTGGACCTGTCTGGCTGTTTCAGCAGCTGTGGCCAGGTTCTGGTATTTTTCAGGGATTTCATCCAGGGTTTGTCCCAGGGCTTCCAGGTCAGTGGATGTCAGCCCCAGGGCTTCAGTGTTCCCTGTCAGTTCAGCGAAGCCACCAGATAGCTGAAGAACTTTATCTGTGTTCCCAGCCAGGACAGCAAAAGCTGAAGCCGCGTTTCTTCCCACCAGGTCAGTGGCCGCTGCCACATCAATATTTTTTTCACCCAATCTTTGCAGGGCCACATTAAAGGAATCAGCATCTGTAACAGTAATACCCAGGACATCTGACAATTTGCTTCCTTCAGTCCCCAGTTCCGTGAATATTCGACGCAAAGCAGAACCAGACACCGTTCCTTTTAGACCAGCATCAGCCAGGGCCCCCAGGGTGGCTGTGGTTTGTTCAATACTCACACCCAGAACCTTGGCAATAGGTGCCACAAATTTGGTAGATTCACCAAAGCTTTCCAGTTCCAGGGCTGAAGTGTTAAAACTGGCTGTCATTAAATCTGTGACCCTGGCTGTTTCTTCAGCCGACAGTTGATAGCCCCCCAGGGTGGCCGCCACAGTTTCTGAAGATTTGGCCAGGTCTTCACCAGTTGCCACAGATAGGTTCGTGGTGGCTTCAGTAGCCGCCAATATCTGGCTGGTATCAAAACCCACCCTGGCAAAGTTTGTCTGAAGGTCCGCAATCTGTGTGGCTGTGAATTGTGTGGTTTCACCCAGCCTTCTGGCATCATTTTCCAAAACCTGAAGGTCTTCACCAGTTGCCCCACTGATGGCCCCCAGAATCTTTATTTTATCTTCAAATTCAGAAAATACCTTTATGGATGCAACCACGGCCTGTGATACTTCCTGAACACCCAGGGATATTCCAGCCGCTATAAGTCCACCTTTGAGTTTGCCAGCCAGCCCAGAAAATGCTGACTGGTAGTTCCCCACATTCCTGAAGTTGTCACCCAGGGATTTGTCCAGCCGTTTCAGTTCACCATCCAGGGACCGAATCCTGGATTGTAGTTTTTGACCACCAATTCCATCCCTGGCTTCAGCACTCAATTCTTTGAACTCATTCTTCAGGTTTGACAGTTCAGCCTGAAGACCACGGTAACTTCCTTTCCCAGCATCAGCCGCTTTGACAAATTCCCGCCCTTGCTGCCTGGTTTCAGCCCTGACTTGCTTCTGAATTTCTTTTAGCCCACCCAGATTCCGCTGAAGGTCTTTGTATCTTTGTGACCCGATCTGTGCCCCATCCAGTTCTTTATTGGTCAGCCTGATCGCCTGACGAAGTTCAGCCTGGTTTTTGATCAGAACATCCTGGCCATTTATCCTGATTTCGTATAATAGAACCTTTGCCATAGTACAATATTAAGCCCTCAACAGGCCAGTGGTTTTGAAAATATTTTCCAGTGCCGCTTCTACTTCTTCACCAGTGGAAGATTCCAGGATTTTGTCCACATCACCCTGGGCTGCTTTTCTGGCAAATTCGCTGAAGTTTGTCCTTCTTCCATTGCTACTGAAACGAAATGAACCTGGTGATGGTGTCCCCACCGTTGCAATTGAACGCTGGACAGCATAGGCCAGGGATTCACGTTCCCTGATGCTTCCAGTTCCCACAATGTTTGCCCACTTCTTCAGTGGTGCAATAGGGACCCAGTGTGGTTTTGTCCCAGTGTCTAAATAAAGAAGAACTTCTGAACCCAGAACCTGGCCAATTAGAACAGGCCCCCCTGGGATGACCTTCACTTCAAAGCTGTTCGACGTTTCACCACTGGCTTTGTGTCCCTGGGCTTCCAGTTCTTTCTGGCTGGCTTTGATCAGTGTATAAAGCGCCCTTTTAATGTCCTTCACAGTTGCCATGTGTCAGCTTGTTTTTAATTGATCAGTAAAAGATACACAGCCGCCCCCAAAGATGCTACCAGCGCCACCGCAATAAGCCAGATGGGGTTTTCCTTCACCTTTGTGAATGCAATGGCTAGGAAAGCTATTACATAAGCCCAGAACATCCATTTTTTCCAGTTTGTCATTGTGGGATATGATCATGTGGGAAAACATCAGATTTTAAAACCTGCATGTCAAAATATTTGGGACCTTCAAAACAATTATCCCAGACCCACGCCTGTGTCCCTGGGTTGATAGTCAGTTGATACTTCTGGCCCCAGGTGCCCTTCAGGCCATTGTGCTGGAATTGGTTTTCCCATATCATAGCATTGAAACAGTTTCCCACCTGGTTGTCCCATCCACAGGCCAGGATTCTGTTTCTTGAAATCCTGACATCCTTCAGCGCTGTTCCTAGTTGCTGGTAAGATGGCCCAATATAAAACCCTTCATGGGACATCCCAGCGATAAAACAGCCTGTGATTTTTATGTTCTGGTGTGGTTTTGAAGTACTGATCTTTATTCCTGTGTGGCCATGAAAGAAAGTGCTGTTCAGAATGTCAAGATGTTCCACCAGCCCCCAGAAGGTGATACCACCGTCTTCCAGTGTTAGGTTTTGGATCACCAGGCCAGAAACATCACCTTCCACACCCACAATTTCTTCATGGGTGTGGCTTTTCATTCTTATCATGGCTTCTGAACCATCCACCCTGGTGTCTGAAGCATTTTTCCAGATCATCCTGGGCCCAAAGTAGGTCCCTTTCAGTTTAGCGTTTTTAATTCCGCTGAAGTCGATCACAGGGTTTTTTAATTCACCAAGTTCTATTATTTTAACTTCCATAGGCTTCTTTATTTAGCAGCATTTCACCACACCAAGTGCATCACCTGGGCTGATGTCATGGTCCCAGACTGGATTCACAGGGTCACAGGTGCTGATTGTTATGTTCATTGCAGCACTGATCACATTGTCCCCAAGTTGCCAGTTGGTGGGGAAAACCTGCCAGTTGCCGCGTTCTGGCTGAATATAAGACATTAGGGAATCCCCCATCTGTGAAATGGATGTGATTTCCCCCGGTCTGTTTGCCAGATAATACTGGGCTTGTGTGGTGGTCATCCATGTTTTATATGGGCCACCTGTTACTGGCTGAACTTCAAATTCAAAAACACCATTGAATCTTTCCAACAGTGTCCTGAATGCTTTTACCACTTCTTCCTGAACTTCCATGACTGGCCTGTAATTTGTTTTACATTCCTCACAGTCCCGCAAGATCAAAATGTTTATTGTCACAGGTCGGACCACCTGGTTTGTGAAATCTGGGTCCACGTTCACTTCTTTGGATTCCACAGCCAAAATCCCATATTCTTTTTCCATCCTGGATGGTGAAGCCCCTGACAGAACCCAGTCCCTGGCCCAGAAAAATCCTTCCTGGTAGTCATCGAATGAACGCCCCAGGGCTGATTCAGCAATGTCTGAACCTTTGTCCAGATAGCTGAAGGTGTTCAGCCGCCCCCAGGCTGGTGAAGATGGCCAGAACATCACTGTTTCTTTACAGACCCCCAGAAATTCTTCAAATGTTATCATCAGGCTTTTTTTTATGTGAAGATGTGGACCCCAGTTTCCCAGGGCCCACCTTCATTCACCTATAAACTAGCAAAAACAAAAAACTAAGCAATAGCATCACCCAGCTGTGGATCAGCCAGGGAAATCTTCACATGGTCAATTTCTGTCACCAGTTCACCAAGGTGTTCCCAAACACCAGCCTTGAAGTACACAGCCAGGTTGAACAAAGTCACAGCTTTCATTCCATCCAGTTTTTTCACTGGTGTTTTCAGCGTTCTGGCTGCAAGATACATTTCACTGTCATCTTCACCAGTCACCCAAATGTGGTTAAATTGGTTAAGATACTGATGAACACCCACCCTGACTTTCTGCTGAAGAATAGAAAATGCCAGCTGGGTGTTCAGGTTTGGAATGGCCCGAACTTCCACGGTCATGGTATAACCATTTGCACGTTCTGCGATGTTTCCAGTGTTTCCTATGGTTGAATCTCTGAAGACCAGATTCAGGTCCATCTGGGTGTCAAATTTGAACATTGGTTCTTCAGGTGCTGGTGGTGGTGGTGGTGGTGGTGGTGGTGGTGTTGGATCGGTTTTATAATCACCCATGAACACCAGCCCTTTCCCAAAAGCTTCATCCCTTCCAGGGTCACCCGCGTCTGTGATATGTTTGTCCAGGTATTCTTCCAGGTCATCCATGTTTTTGATGTCTGGTTCACAGGCCACAATTCGTGCCGCTGTGGCTCCAAAGTTAGGGGAAGACATTGACGTTCCACTGGCCAGCCTTAAATCATCCACACCAGCACCACAGCCTATGACTGAACTTCCACCTGAACAGTAGTCCACTTCAGGTCCCTGACTGCTGAACGGGCTGATTCTTAGATTTGTGTCACAGCTGGCAATTCCCAGGACATTTTCAGAACGACCGGGGAAACCCACCCGGCTTCCACCATTGGGGTCTTTGCCACTGTTTCCTGAACTTGCTGAAATGAAAACACCATTTTGGCGCAATTCTTTCAGAACAGCATCCACATCAGGACTACTGGAAGAACCACCCAGTGAAAAATTCATCCAGATGATCCATTCATCACCCAGTTTTTTCTTAATGTCCAGGCAATATTCAGCGCCTGATTTGATCCAGTTATAAGAACCAGAACCGGAACGGTTCAGGACCTTCTGACCTGCTGACCATGCCCACTGTTCCTCATCATGTTTGGACCAACACAGACCCAGTGGAAAATCTGGATGGTAACCCACAAAGCTGGAAAGAACATGACTGAAATGGAAATGTTCATCCACCCCTGATCCACCATCAGTGGTCCAGTCTTTGGAATATTCCATCAGATGCTGGCCACGGTTGTTCAGAAATTTGTTCTGGCTGTGGCTTCCTGTGTCCAGGACCACCACCAAGACCTTTCTTTTTGGCTTGTTTGTCTTTGCGTATTCATCGACTTGCCACCGGGCATGGTTCCAGTTTCCTGACTGCTGGACCCCATAAGAATCAGGAACCAGAAGATTTTTTTCAGGCTGAAGAACCACATCCCACTGTTCCTTCAGTTCGTCATAGTTTTTCCAGGCTTCCTGGTAGCTTATTTCAGCCATTTGCTGCTTCAGCTTCAATAGTTTTTCATTCATTTTACTGTGTTTGATAAACGCTGTTCACGCTTATTAGATAAATTAAAATCTCAAAATCTGCATCCATAATAGATACTAGTGGTTCTTTTCCAGCTACCTGAAACCAGTTTTTTTCAAGGGCTAAAATGACAGCCCACTGAAGACCAATCAGGTCCTTTACATACTGGCCCACAATTTCACTTTTCCTGTCCTTTGCTGCTTCAGCCTTTGCTTCAGCTGGACTGCTGGCCAAACTTAATGGTGGCTTTCCGAAGAAAAATATCCCGTAACTAGGGCACCTTTTAAGGTGTCCCAGGTAGCTTTCAAAAAACAATTTATCCCAATAGCAATGGTCATGGGAAGCTTTGAAAAATGTTTGGCCCTGGTTTGAATCCATTCAGCCCGTTCCCTGGGGTTTTTTGGAAGGTCTTCCCCTGGTTTCCTGGCCAAAATTGCCACCTTGCGAAGGTCACGTTCAAATTCAATGGCCCCAGTGGGGTCACCTTCTTTGTCTGCTTTCTTATCCAGCCAGCGCTGGGCTTCTGTAACTTCCATGACTTCCATCACTGTGAACGTCTTGCCTTCAGCGCCCACCATACCTTCAGAAATTACCCGCTGGGCCCGTTTTGGTGTTATGGTGAACATTTCACCCATATATTCAAAAGTGAAATCTTTGTCAGAAAGGATTTCACCAGGATTCCAGGCGAACAGTTTTTCCAGGTGATGATATAACCTGACCAGGCTGACAGCCTGGAATATGCTTCCCAGGTTGTCAGCGTTCCATTTGTCCTGAATGTTTTCCCCATCTATATTGAAAGGAAGCCTGAACAGGTCCCCGTCCACTATTTGTGAAACGCATTCCACCACCCGGTCAATATCAGTCCCCACTGGTTTGTCAGGGTCCAGATATTTTGATTCCTTCACCCTGAAATCAATGTACTGACTGAAAGTTATGTCAGCTGGTTCAGTTGGAACATTTATGGTGATCATCCCATCATTTGTGGTCACTCCTAATTTAACCCACATAGCCTGTTTATTTTTTTACTGGTGATCTAAAAATTCTTCCAGCCACCTGTCCAGGCCATGTCTGAAGGTAAGTTCAGTTGCCCACTGATGGGTTTTAAAATGTGCCATCACATTCCGTTTGGCATCCTTTTCTTCCAGCGTTCCATTCTGGGTCCAGTATTCACGCGCCTGGTCCACGTTTTTTACACCAAGGAACGTCACAGGGTCTTCCTGTTTGGCTTCTTCAAATAATTCAGAAGGAAGGTCTGGAAAATCATCTTCCTGGCCACCAGTGGCTTCTGTGGGCTTCTGTGGTGAATTATCCTGGGCTTCCTGTTTGGTTGCTTCCAGAAGTTCTTTTATCACTTTATCTGGGCAATCCTTACAGCCAGCTTCAGCCGCTTCAGGTCCGCTGAATGCTTCCAGGGCAAAACGTACACTTCCTCCTTTTTTCTTTGTTTCACGTTCGATGTGTGAAAATTCAAACATCTGGGCCAGGGTGTGGGCATCCTGGGGAAACAAAACCCCATAGCTGGCCACAACTTGGTTGAACCTGGAAAGCTGAAGGGCATTCATTCCTTCAGGATTCATCACCTGAACCATCTTCTTCAGCATTTCTTTTAGCTGTTCGCTTTTGATAGGTGCCTGATTGATAATCTGTTCAGTCATTGTTTTTGTTTTTTTTTTGCAAAATAACACTTTTTATCCTTTGATCGAAAGAAGAACAAAAAAGCCACCACGTTTTCTGTGGTGGCTTCTAAATAGCATCTTATGAAAAAAACACTTCTTACAAGGTCCTGAAGATAGCCACACCATCCAGTGATTCACCAGTGATCTGTGTGACCTTTCCTGTCTTCATGTCCACATCCACACCAGGAACACCCACCCGTAAAGGTGAAGGAATTGGAATGGTCTTCAGGCTTTCCGGTTTTGGCTCCCAAAGATGTAAGGTCATTGGGGTTTTATTTTCCCAGACCTTTTCAGGAATATGGACCTGCATCACCACAGAACCTTCAGCGAAAAACATTTCCTTCAGCCCTTCCATTTCCTGGAATGTGGGCTGTTTGTTTGCCAGGTCAAATTTCCCGGTTTTCCTGTCTGCTGTCATCTTTGTCACTGCCAGATGGTTCCATCCATACTGATCAGAAACAATGACATGGAAAAAGAATTTCGGTTTCCTTCCCATTTTTGACTTCAAAGGAATCACAAAGACCCCACCAGTGTCCCCAGGTTTTGTGGACATAGGGTGTTCTGGATTTGTTAGCCTGAATTTTTCAGGTAGCATCATTTTTAACATTGCGTGGAATTTTTTAATAAATGCGAACCTGGACCCGAACCTGAACCACAAAATTGTTTGCACTATCTGGGCTGTAAGCATCCACAGCCACTTCAAAGTTTGACAGTGAATAGATGGCCGCCCGGTAGTCCACGTTTTTTGCTGTAATATCCACACCCAGGGTGGTGTCAACCCAGGTTTCCACAGCCGTTCCCACAGCCGTTACTAGGGCATCAAAACCCACAGCTGGGTCAGCATTCACCAGGCCAGTTTTGCCGATGGTCAAGGAAAGGTTTTCTTCCAGGCTGACAGCCGCAAGGGAAGCCGCTGAAGTGGGGGTGGAAACACCTGAAGGAATGTTCCCCAGGTTTTGCGTGAAGACGGTAGTGGTTTGGAATCCAGGCATCAGTTTATTTTTTTAGTTTGACAATATAAAGCCCAAAAATACCAATTCCCCAGCTTACCTTCAAGTAAACCGGGGAATCATCATTCCATTTAATGTATCATTTTGAACCTGGTGGTTCCCTTTCTTCAAAGTTCTTGATGTGGTTATACTTCCCCAGGCATCCATTTTTTACTAGGGACCCCATCTGGTTTCCCAGGGTCTTCATCATCATAGGAATGTCATCACCAACCACTGAAAAGCTATGGGTGATCACCTTTTCATCTTCAAGGCTTCCAGGATTGTCACCCAGCCACCTGGAAGCTTCCAGTTTGAAAAAGGTGTTCGTTTGGGTCAGGTCCACTGGGTTAAAATAGAAAACTGGGACCAGGGTGACGTTCATTTCATTGTGGTCATTCATCCAGTTCAGCTGATTCTGGAATTTGCCCCTGGTCATTGTGTTTGCTTGGTCCTGGGTCCCTTCCACCAGGTTTGACAGTGGAAACCCTGTTTGGTCTATTATAAACCCACCACGGTCTTTATCTGGGCTAATAGTGGCCACTTTGGTCTTCCCTTTTAGAAACCACCCGGCTGAAAATGAAATGGCCATCAGGAAGACGATGACCCACCCGGTGACGATCTGAACTTCTTTTAAAAACTTTAACATTGCTTTGATATTTGCCCCAGGGTCATCACAGATGGCTTCCCTGGGGTTTTGTGATTAAATAGGTGTCTTTGCTTACGTTTTGCTGCTGGTATCAACTGGTGGCTTCTGAAAGGCTGCCCACTTGGGGTGAAATTTATATCCTTCCATTGTTAGATTCAGGAATCCGTCCTGGTCTTCCACCAGTTCTTTTGCCTTTAGTGAATGGATGGCCTGAAGGGCATCTTCCAGGTCTAGGTCCGTTTCATCCACCAGGGCATCTTCTGTGACATCAGTGAACCCTATTTCATTGAACCAAAGAAGACCCACTATGGCCATCATGGTTGTAAATTCTTCATGGGTCAGTTTCACATCTGGTGGGGTCCAAGTCCCAGATGGCTTCCCTGATTCTTTGAACTTCAACCCGGTGGCCCAAGTCATACTTTTCAGGGTGACGGTTTGGCTTTCCTGGTCCAGTTCCGTGGTGTCAAAACCCTGCCCATCTTTCAAAGCTTCAGCTTGTATGGATTCAGCTTCACATTTTGGACATTCCAGTGTGAAATCTTCATCAAAAAAATGGTCATGGTTTTCGCAATAGTTAACACTCATAATGATTGAATTTTGATCCCAGGACCATCACAGATGGCTTCCCTGGGGTTTTGTGGTTAAATTGGTGTATTAGCTTCTTTTTCTTCAGGAAGGTCCTGAAATCCTTTCCACGCTGGATGGAATTGGTGGCCTTCATTTGTCAAATTATAAAGCCAGCCTTCCTTTGTCTGGCCTGGGGTGATTTTTACACCTTCAGGTCTTTGGAAGATGATCAGTTCACGTTCAGTCAGTGAATTGATAGCCTGGACAGATTCAGCTTCAGTCAAACCATTTTCTTCCAGGGCATCCAGGAAGTCATTTTCTAGGACCCCAGTGGACCCAGCTTCAGCCCTGATCAGACACCCCACCAAGGTCATAATGGTCATGTATTCTTCAGAAGTCATTTTTTTTGAATTGGACATTGTATCAAATTTTTAAGGGCTAAATAATGACCCCAGGCATTCAGCGTGAACACCTGGGGTGGGTTTTAAAATTCGTCACTGGATTCAAATTCTTCCCAGTCACCTTCCTGTTCTGCCTGGTTACATAGGGCTTCAAATTCTTCAGATGTCAGGGGAAATTCCCGTCCATTTTCATCACTGGCATCCACCCAGGTGATCTGGATTTCATCAGTTGAATAATTAGCGCCCCAGTATTCCCCACATTCGGTGCTGGTGGCCTGTGTTCCGTGAAGTGTGATCTGGATGTCATCCTGTAAAAAGACCTTTGCTGTGATTTCGATTGACATTTTTCTGTGGTTTTGACTGTGTGAAGAAGCGTTTCCCGCTTCCGATGTTTCAAAGATAATACCTTTTTAGTTCTTGTCCTAATTTTTAGGCAATTAGTTTGAACATTTATCACCCAGTTCTTTTGCCTGGTCTGCTGTTATTGGAAGGTGACAAGTGATCCATACAGGGTCAAATTTTATGGGGAACATTGCCCATCCGTTTTTGAATCCATGTTCATTTATCTGGATCATGGGGTCCCCATTTAATGAAATTTCAGGCAGAAGACCAAACAGGCACCTTTCCAGTATTTTATGTCTTATTTCCTGAATTAGTGGGTTTTTACAGCTACTGTGGGCCGATCCGGTGACCTTCCCACGGTGTGGGCATCCATAACAGCTGTTTCCTTCTTTTCCATTTGCCATCGTTTGTGGTTTGTGTTCCCCAGGGCTGTTCCTGGGGTCCTGTGGTTGAATTTTGATTCTTTAGTCCACCCACCCGTCAAACATCCGTTCGTCATAGGTGGCTGTCATTTGCTTTCTTTCCTTTGCCGTTTCCAGGGTGGTGATAAAAGAAGCAATTATTTCCATCCGGTCATGGGCTGGATTCAGCAGGTGAAAGTTCTTTTCACTTTTAATGGTGGAATGAATCCAATTATTCTGGTCTTCCAGCATGGTTTCAAATTCCTGAATCTTCTGGGCTGCTTTCCGGCTGAACTGGTTTCTGGATGTTTCCAAAAGTTCAGCTTCTGTGGTCTTGATTGCCTGGGCCAGTGATTTGTTTGTGATGGTTTGCATTTTCTGTGGTTTTGACTGTGTGAAGAAGCGCTTCCCGCTTCCGATGTATCAAAGATAATACCTTTTCAGTTCCCGTCCTAATATTTGGGCAACTGATTTGAATTAAAAGTGATATTTTATGAAATCCATGTTAAACCGTTCCAGGTTTTCCAGGGCCCAGGATTTGGCTTCTTCGTATGTCAGGAAATTTTTTCTGGTGGTCCTGAATCCTTTCTTTGCGTCCATGTATTCAATGAAGCATTCATAAGATGTGACGGTCATGGTTTGTGGTTTTGACTGTGAAGTAAGACCACCACCCCAGATGATCCAGGGTGGTGGTGTTCGGTTTTATTTGCTTGCGTAGACTTCAGGAAACAGTTCACGCATCTTGATATTTTTGGCTTTGTCCCAGCCCTTCAGCCAGGCATCCAGGATTTCCACTGTGGAAGGTTCCCCGGCTGGTGTTTGGCCTATTTGCCTTCCTTCAATCATTGGAAACCAGCTGGAATCCTGGGCTGGGACCCGGTTTTTCCCGTTTTCGTGTGCGATCATTCCCAGGGTTTCAGCAATAATGGTACAAGCTTTCATAATTCTTTGATTTTGACTGTGTGAAGAAGCGCTTCCCGCTTCCGATGTTTCAAAGATAGTCCTTTCCACTTTACTGTCCAAACTTTTTGGCAAATGATTTGAAAATAATGTGAAAAAAAACCAGCCCAGGTGTTTTGGTCCTGGGCTGGGGGTCTTTATTAGATGGCTTTTCTAGTGTTCAGACCCTGCTGTGAAAAAATGTTCTTCACCCACATGGTGGCAAATGATTTATTTGCTGACATGGCCCTTGGGTAATACTTCAGACTGGTGAACCTGTTCAGGTCCATGTCTGCTTTACTGATGCTAGGCATATAAAGATTTCCCTGCTGGAAGTGAACCGGAGTCACCCAGAACATTTCCTTTTCCAGGCCCTGAACATTTACCAGAAATTCCATATCTGGGTCAGGCACCAGGTCCCCGTTTTGCTCGTAATAGTGGGAAACGCTGAAGTGAATGAAAGTCGATCCTTCACCCAGGATTTCCACATGGGCTGGCATGAATGACCCTTCTGTGTTGTCGATCTTAATTGACCCACCAGCCGCCTGGGCCATCTTCATCAGGTAGGTGAATTTTTTTGCTGCTGTTTTTGATACTGAAAGACTTGCCATGATTTTTGGTTTTGACTGTGATGGAAAAGCTTCGTGCCCTTCCGATGTTTCAAAGATAACACCTTTCAAGTTCCTGTCCAAACTTTTTGGCAATTGATTTGAAAGAAATGCAAAAAAAAAGTCACCCCAGGGTTTCCAGGGTGACCAAATCAGTCAAAACATTAGTTCTTTACGGTTTTTTGATTTGGCTGTGAAATCTATCGTCAGCTATGGCTTCTTTAGGAATAGGCTTCCACCGTTCAAATGTGTCTATATCTGATGTTCCATGAATCCAGGTTTGACCAATTCCGTGTTCAGGTAACAAAATTTGAATAAAGTATCCTTTTTTGAATCCATGATTGCATTCGTATAGAATGGCCTGACCTGGTTCTGGGACCTTTTCAGTCAGCAAAAAAGATTTTGGTGGGGCTTCCAGCTGTTTTATCAATTGGTCAGCCAGGGCCACGGCTGTTTCTGTGGCTGTTTCTAAATCAGTATTAGTCCATTCCTTTAATGGCCACGTTCCACAAAGACCCTGCAAAGCTAGGCCAGCATAATATTCACGAAGTGTCATATCCTTCATTATTATTGATTTTGTTCCCACAGGGCTGTCTGTGTTGGCCCTGTGGGTTGTTTTTTATTTCTTCAGCCAGGTTCCCTTTGAGATACTGAAGATTTTGGTGTTTTCCAGTGGGTCCTGGTCTGGTTTCGGTTGATCTTCCTTTCCATTCAGGGAATTAGCCGCCATTTCCATTAGGCGGGTGGAATTTTTGATTGACACCTTCAGCGCTTTGTTTTCGATCTGGATGGCTTCCAGGGCTGTCTGTTGTGCTGTCAGGTGTTTGTTTTGATCCCTTAGCGCCTTGTTTTCAGCTTTAAGGGCTGCCAGTTGTTCCTTCAGGGTCTGGTTTTCCACCTGGACGGCTTTCAGGTTTTCCACCTTTGCCAGAACAGCCAGAAGCTGGCTTTCTACCTGATCCAGAATATTCAGAAGCTGTGGCTTTGTGGCTTCCTGGTGGGCCTGGGCTTCCTGTCTGTCAATGTCAGCAGCTGTGAAGGTTTCTTCCAGGTTGAAAAATTCAATCATTGAATCCAGTGAATCCTGGTCTTCTAAAGTCTGATAAATTTCTTCCAGGGCTGCCATGTCTTCCTGAACTTCCACTTGGTGGATCAGTTCATCCTGTTCAGCCCGGTCAGCCTGGGCTTCCCTGGCTGCCACTTTTTCATTCAGCAAGGTTTCAAAATCTGCATCTTCCTTTTCCTTCTGTGTTGGCTGGCCTTCATTGTTGTTCCCAGTGCTTACAAATTTCTTATCCCATTCGCCCACCTTCAGGTCCAGATAGTAGGCTGTGTGAAAGTAGTCAGTCATAGAATCTGACTTATCAAACCAGTTCTGGGACTTCATTATGGTGATGATCTTCTGGACATCCTGGAACATTGAAACAGGAAGTCCCTTATTTGAATGTGTGCCATTATAGGTGTTCAGGGTCTTGTAAGATTCTTCACCCAGGAATGCTTCCAGGTTGTACGGTGCCTGAAGGATAACCACCACCACTTCAGAATTGTGGTTTTTGCGTACGCTGAACTTCCATCCTTCCTTCTTTGAAAATTCTGTGGTCAGTTGCTTTCTGATGCTTAAAACTTCTTCTTTGGTAATGTAGGCCATGATGTTTTTTGTTTTGACTGTGATGGAAAAGCTTCGTGCCCTTCCGATGATTCAAAGATAATACCTTTCAAGTTCCCGTCCTAATATTTGGGCAACTGATTTAAAAATAATGCAAAAAAAAATCCACCCCAGGCTTCCAGGGTGGATGAATCAGTCAGTAAAAACATTAGTTCTTTATGAAACCACAGGGCTGGTGTCACCTTCCTTCCAGGTGACTGTGGCATGGGTCCATTTGCCGTGAAGAAGAAATTCAACCTTCATGCTGTGGTTCTTTGAAAAGTCTTCCAGAAGGGCTGTGACTTCATCCAGTTCAGGACCTTCCACCCCCAGTGATGTCACCCCCATTTCCCAGGCCATTTCTTTTGCCTGGTCCATAGTGTACCCACTAGCGGAAAACCTGGCCAGATAGGAAAGGTAAAAGCACAAACAGCTTTCTGACATCTTGCTGGCTGTCTTGTTGTTGAAACGGTATTCTGTGAACTGGTCCATGATCATTCTGGTTTTGATGACCCCAGGTGTGATCCCTGGGGCCCGGTGAAGGTTTTAATTCTTGGTTATTGGTCTTTGATCCATTCACAGACTTCTTCACAGACTTCTTCTTCTGTTGGGTCTTCACCATCTTCAATGGCAAAATGGCTGAATGGAAGGAATGCCGCCACAGTGTAGCTGTCTTTGAATGTCAAAACCTGTCTTTTGTTCATATCCACATGGAATGAAAGACCTTTTTCAGTGTGGATGGTTCCATAAGCGTGGTGTTCAATGCTGGTCATAATTTTCTGATTTTGATGACCCCAGGTGTGATCCCTGGGGCCCGGTGAAGGTTTTAATTCTTTAGCCTAAAGTCTTTAAGGATTTTCCACAATCCCGAAGAAACAGTTCTGTGGAAGCTTTTGATGAAATCCATTTGATCTTCGCATCCAGTAATATTTCCAGGCTGGCCTTATCCAGATTCCCAACAAACCGGTTTAATGCTTTGATCTGTTCACTTTCAGGGTCCACGGTTTCAATTTTCGCGTATGCGTTTCTGATGGCTGAAAGTTCTTCTTCAGTTATGAATGTGATGCTGGTCTGATTTGCCATGATATTTATGTGTTTTGACTGTGATGGAAAAGCTTCGTGCCCTTCCGATGTTTCAAAGATAATACCTTTCAAGTTCCTGTCCTAATTTTTAGGCAATTAATTTGAAAATACTTTCATCCTGTGCCTGGTCCATGACTTATTTTTTCTATTTCATGGGTGACAATTCCAATTTTGCAAAGGATTTTTATCTGTGATAAATTGTCTTCATTTACTTCAGTCTTCACCCATTGTCCATCAGTGAAGATCATCACATTATTTCCAACTTTCACCCCCCAGCTTTGGCGGGGAAAGGTGCTAAACACTTTTTGCCAAAGGTCCCCGGTAGCGTATGCTTTGCCAGCTTTTTCCATTGTTGCAATCTGTGTAAGTAGTCCAGATAAAATTTCTTCATCTGTGATCAGGTATGTGGTGGTGTGAACCTGCCACTTCCGTATTTTTTTTATTTCTTCCATGATGGTGTGGTTTTGACTGTGGTTCACAGCTTTGAATTGTGCAAAGCGATAAATAAAGATTTGAACCTGGGGTCAGCTGTGGAAACCATTTCAGAATAATCTGAATAAATCACTGAACAGTCATTGAATTTTCTTCCGTCAATGATGGTCTGAATAAGCTGAAGGTTTCCTTCCGTCACTGTTGTCTGTCCGTTTTCTGAAGTTGTTACAATTGCCATTTTTCTGTGGTTTTGACTGTGTGAAGAAGCGGCTGGTTAGGCCGCTTTGGATGTTCAAAGATAATCATTCCCAGATTGCTGTCCTAATTTTTAGGCAATTACTTTGAAAGTATTTTTTACTTGTGCTGTGGTGGTCCAGGGTGTAATGGCATCCAGTGCCCGTATTAACTCCATCTTATTGTCTTTGAGTGCCCCAGGGGTGATCCTGGGGCCTGTGACTGAATTATTTTACCAAATACCTGTAATGTGGCCGCTGAATTGGTCCACTGGCCACAATGGTCCAGGCTGTCACTGTGGTTTCCCCATCAGTGATGGTGATTTCCAGATTCACATTGAATGAAGCCCGGATGACCTTCATGGTGGAAACCTTCAGCCCTTTTTCTTTCAACCGACCCACCAGTTTGTCCAGCTGGGCTTCCAGGTTCTTTTCTTCCTTCTTCAGCTGGTCTGAAACATAGTCTTCAGCTGTATTTCTGGAAATGCTGCTGGCTGAAGTCCTGTCTGTGTGGTACTGCCTTGATTTTTTTGTGTTGAAGAACCCAGTTGGAAATCCCAGATATTCCCCGCGAACACCTTTTTTCTTCAGTTCTGGGACCAGACCCAGGTATTCACACCATTCCACTTCCTTCCAGGTGTTTCTGATGGTCATTTCTTGGTGGACATATTCAGCCCACTGTGCAGCCCTGGCCATATGGGCTTTTCTGATGTCTTCAGTGGCGTTTTTAATCTGTTCTTTTATCGTTGCCATTGCTTTTGGTTTTGACTGTGTGAAGAAGCGTTTCCCGCTTCCGATGTTTCAAAGATAATACCCTTTTAGTTCTTGTCCTAATTTTTAGGCAATTACTTTGAAAATAGTTTTCCTTATCCCAGGTCTTCATATCCCTGGGGCCTGTGAATGAATTATTTCTGGCTTGGTAGGATGTCACCTTTCATAACCAGGATTCCGGTTCTGGCTAGGTATTCTTTTTCTGAAGGTGTTCTTCCAAATTTGTGTTGCCCTTTTGATATTTCACCCTTGCGAAAACTGTAATTCACAGAAGTAAATTCAGCCACAGTTTCACTAACAAGTGTAAGCCTATTTAAAAGAAGGAAATTTCCAGCCGTCCTGACAATAAAATAAACTGATTCTTCAATCACCAGCCAGTTTACAATTCGGTGATTTTTAGTGGAAAGAAGTTCTTTTTTTAGGGCCAGGTCTGTGGGTGAAAATTCAGCCACAGTTTTAGGGGCATTTTCCAGGGCTTTGTTTAGGGAAGGATATGAAATGAAAGTGTGCATTTTGTTGTTGTTTTGACTGTGTGAAGAAGCGCTTCCCGCTTCCGATGTTTCAAAGATAATACCCTTTTAGTTCTTGTCCTAATTTTTAGGCAATTACTTTGAAAATACTTTCTTATCCCAGATATTCATATCCCTGGACCACGCCCCGGTTCCAGGTGTTCACCCCTGCCATAGTCAGTGTATCCACTGCTTCATCATGTTCAGCGTTTGGAAATACTGTCATTTCATGGATAAAGTCATCATTCCAGGGACCCTGAACCAAAAAGCATTTCCCAGCTTCCAGGTTTGGCGAAATGGAACGCAACCTGGCCAGCTTGTCACCTTCAGCCATCTTCCATTCCAGAACATTCAGGGTGGTGGATTCCTGAAGATACTGGGTGATGGCCACCCCTGAACTTTTTGGTTCAATAAATATCCGTCCCCGGTTCCCATTTTTGGCCACAAAGCCTTTCAGGGCTTCCACACGCTTCCCAAAGGTTTCCTTTATGGTCATATAGTCAAAAACAAATAAATAGCCTTTGTAGGTAGCGTAACAAAGGAAGGCTGTGGGGTCATTGGCTTGTTTGGTTTTATCAGCAGCATCCACTGTGTAGTCTTTCACCAGGTTCTTCACCTGTTCTGGTAGTTTGTTATATGGGACCACCTTCAGCCATTCCAGCTTCACTTCATTTCCTTCAGGTGCTGACGTGGCCTGACCATACTGTTCAGAATAACCCCTGGAACCCAGTTTCCCTTTTTCATCTTCCAGAACTGGACCTGGGGCCCTGGTAGGGTCCAGGAATCCACCCTGGTGTTCATACCATTCAGAAAGTGTCATTTCGTTCCCCTGGAAGGTCACCAGGTCTTCAGATGGGTGAACTGGAAATTCACTGGTGGATGGTAGACAAATATGCTTCAGCCTGATTTTACCATCCTTACTTTTTTTGATCCAGTCCCCGGCTGGGTCCGCTTCATGTAGCCTTTGCATTATCATCACCATTGGCGTGTTGGCCTTGTCTACTTTTCGCGTTGAAAGTGTTGTATTGATCCACTGGGATGCGCCTGTGATGATTTTCTTTGACTGGACACCCTTTGGGTTGATAGGATCATCAACAATGATCAGGTGTCCATGCTGGCCTGTAATGTTTGCCCCGGTTGATGTGGACATCCTGAATCCACCATCTAGGTTCATGTATAATCCCTTTGTGTCCTGGTCTTTTCTCATTATCACCAGGTCCCCATAAATTAGTTGAAAATAGTCTGAATTTATCACATCCCTGGACATCTGTGACTGGAACATGGACAGCCGCCCTTCATTTGATCCACTGATGATCCTGGCCCACGGTGCCTGTGTCCAAATCCAGACTGGAAATAAAATTGTGGCAATTGTCGATTTAGAAGACCCTGGTGGAACATTGATCAGAAGGTCATATTCTTTGGGCTGCTTATTGATCACCCATTCACCCAGAAGCTGAAGTTCATCACACATATATTTCATGTGAAAATTCAGTGATGGTTCACCATGTGATGTGGGAACATGGGACCACATATCCTTCAGGAAGTTCCAGAAGTTCCTGTGGTAATGTCTGGCCATTGACCTGAACTGATTTCTGTCTGTGATCCACTGTGCTTGTTCTGATGGGTCCTGTTCCATTTAATCCGTTGCTGTGTGGATTTGCTTTCCTATTTTCATAAGGGCTTCTAGGGTGTCTTCTGACAGTCCCTGAAAGACGTTCTGGATGATATTCGCTGACTGGTTCACCCCCTGGTTTTCCACCTGGTTGTTTATGTATCCACGCTCCACACCACGCCTGGTCTGTGTCAGTGCCACCTTCAGGGCCGCCACCCTGGCTGATTCATTCATCCCGTTCAGCGCTATGTCTTCCAGGGCCCATTCCAGTTTTTCCATCCTGGCTTCCAGTATGTCTGATAAAATTTGCGGCTGGCTTTTTGCCCGGTTATGAACTGCCACCCTGGAAATGTTCACCCCATAGCGTTCTTCAATCAATCTGGCCGCCTGGGCATATATTCCATTGGCATCATACAAACATTGCCAGAAAGCCTGGTCATCCACTGTCAGCTGATTCTGGATCAGAACCACATGGGGTCTTCCTTCCACTGGGGTGATCAGGGCTGTTGCTCTTTCGATGGTGAACGTGGGACCCTTTTTCTTCCTTCTGGTGGTCTTCTGAATTTTCACTGGGGTCTTCTTCTTCTTCTGATCCATCTTTCCTATGTTAATAACTCGATAGTAATAGAACTGAAATATAATAACTTTACAAATACAAAATAAATTAGTTCTATCCAAAGAAAAAGGGACCACCGTTTCTGGGGCCCCTGTGGTGTTTGTTGTTTGGGATCGGTTAAGGTTTATTTCCCTGAAGGTTGTGGGACTTGGGTGGATGCTCCTGGGGGTGATATTGGGTCCAGGTTTGTGGTATCCTTCACAGTGGCTTGTAAGCTGTCACGCCTTACTTTTATGTAATCCATTCCTTCCTTTGCTGAAGGTCCTCCGTTTTCCTGGTAGAAATACATTAAGCC